GTACAACTATTGTTTAAAACAACCGTAATACCATCAGTAGCAGTATAGTCTGCTGAAGCTAATCTTACGCCATTACGGTATACATCAATATAACCAACAGTATAGCTAGGTACTGAGAAAGAAGTCTGACCAGATGTAGCAGTAAAGCTGGTCACTGTTCTGTATGCAGTATTAGTTACACCTGAAGCAGGTATACCTAAAAATCTTACAGAGATATTATTAGTTCCAGTAGGAGGTGCCGCTGAGAATGTCAGTGTAGTACCTGATACAGAATATGTTGAAGGGTCTTGTACTACACCTGATACAGCTACTAATACAGAGGTTGTATTAGCGGGTGCAACAGACATAGTAAAGACCGTTGTAGAAGCATTTCCGCTAAATGTATTAGTTAGGAAAGCTGTAGTAAAGGGTTCGTTGCCGATGTAGCTCATGCTAGTTGTTCCTCAGTTGGTCGTGCCAATGTTGGGTGTTCCCACTTGGCGATGTAGTCCCCACGACCATCAGAATCATTCTGTAGACGGATGGTGTCCATGAAATCTGCATCTTGCAGTTCAGGATATAGTGCTTTGATTTTTTCGTAAAGTGTCATCATGCGCTCCTTACCATTGCACCAGACATATAGGTGAAATTCGAACCACCGTCTATTCTTATTCCTGTTCCACTTTGCATGTAGCAATATAGTTCAATATAGTCTGTGGACCCATTTAAAGAAACAATACTTTGAACACTATATTGCAATGCTTGATTATTTGGTCCACCACAAGTAGATCTTTTTATCTCTACACCGTTTTTGTATATCGAGGTAATAAATGCCGATGAAAGAGTGGAGCTACTATTAAAATATACTGTTCCATTTATTTGATAATAACCAGCCACAGTTGGTGTAAAACGACTAGAAGCAAAATTACTATTAGTATCAAATTCTTCTACATCTAATGTAACTTTTGTAAATGTTGACGCTGTTATACTTTGATTTGCACTTAAATAAGCACTAAACGCAGGGCCATTACCCACCACGTTTGTGCCAAGGCTTACTTGGTCGATTGTGCTAACGGGCATTATTTGTTCTCCAGTGCGGTGATGCGGTCAGTTAGGGTGGTGATGAGGGCTTGTTGTTCTTGAATGGCGGCAGTCAGTGTGGCGACCAAAAACGATGTGTCAATGCCTTGGTATTGAGGGTTTCCTTCAGCATCTACAGCATCTTTTTCACCAGTCACCGCCTGTGGGCATACTTCGGCCAATTCGTGTGCAATAAAACCTTCGCCAACAGAACCGTCCAGTGTAAATGTATAGGTGCAAGGTTTTAACCTAGAAACTTTACTTAAAGCATTGACAAGGGGCGCTACATTTTCTTTTACACGATAGTCAGATAGATTAGTAAAAGCACAAGAACTTGCAGTAACGGAAATCTGCCCAACAAGGGTAACGCCCCTATACCAAGCGGCCACATTGCCATCTGAACCCAATCTAGAGCCAGCAATCGTAGCGTCATTTGTGCAAGTGCCTATATATCGGCCACTTGCACCAAGAATGGCTCCGTTTCCTGTAGAAAAGTTAGTACTCGTAGTCCCCACCAGCAAGTTACCGCTGGAGTCGATACGGGCACGCTCTGTGCTTCCAGCAGAATTTCTAAAAACATGAGAATTGCTGTTGTAAAAAACAAAGTTTGCGTCTGTTGGGTGTGAACTTCCAAAAATTTGAATAGAAGGGTCTGTGCCAACCGTAGTTCCACCACACAAATCAAGATTTGCAGTTTGCACTGTTTGTCGTATTGATGGGTTTGTTCCGCTAACTGCAATTTTTCCAGCAACATGCAGTTTTTCAACAGGCGAACTCGTACCAATACCCACATTCTGACTTGTATCAATTGTTACTGCTGTGGTGGGTGTTGATCCTGTTTGCAGTGTAAGGCTGGAATTTCCACTGGCAATGTTTGTAATATTTCCCAACTGTGTTGTTTGCACAGTCCCCTGCCCCGGCGCAATCACTTGAGTAATTGGACTAGTATAATAAACATAAATATTATTTGTACCAGTAGATGGGGCAGATGTAAAGGTAATAATGTTACCATTAACACTATATGCTGATGAAGGATTTTGGTTTACATTGTTAACCACTACTTGTACTTGAGCAACTGAAGCTACTGGTCTAGATAATGTAAATACAGTTGTAGATCCATTACCATTAAAAGAATTAATAGCAGGTGTAAATGCTTGTGTTGTGTCTGTATTACCTAAATATGCCATATGCCACCTTAAGTAATGTTAAGAACACTTGTTACTACATCAACAGATGAAGCAGTAGATGATACTACTTTAAGAACATCAGCAGTTGTTAATACAACCTTTTGATCTCCACCAACAATAACTAATGCACCACCTACAGGTACAGTAGCACCTTTAATTAAATAATAGTCTACTGCAGAACGTGTAAAGTATGCGTCTACTGTAACGGGACTTACTGTTGTATTAGCACATGACATACCAATAACAGTTGTTTGTGTTGATGCACCAACAGTAACTACTGTTGCGGCAGATGTACCTACGGATTTATTCACGTAGGATGTAAATGTATTTGCCATATTTATTCCTTATTATCCAAGTGCTATAGACATAGCTATTGCTGATCCTGCCGCATCAAAGTCTGTTGTTGATGCTACTGCCGCAGAACCTAAACCTAAATTAGTTCTTGCGGTAGATGCACTAGCTAAATCACTTAAGTTGTTTGCTCTATATGCGTATGTTGTATCTGCACCTGTAGCACTAATACCTAAATTAGTTCTTGCTGTTGCAATATTAGTTAAGTCACTTAGGTTAGATGTTGCTAATAAATATGCATCAGGAGCTGAATAAACAACAATCCATATAGTACCATTATAAGCCTTCATAACATTTGAAACAGTACTAAAATATAATGCACCTGTAAGTAAAGCATTACCATCATTATCTAAAGTAGGATCTACTGCTTTAGCACCCAGATACCTATCATCAAATGAATCATATGAAGCTGCAGCAGAAGCAGCAGAAGTAGCAGCTTGAGCAGCACTAAGAGCCGCAGCAGCAGCTTCAGCCGCAGACTGAACTATGTATGTACTATTACTACCTAAGTCGGGTGAATCATATTCACCACCAGAAGATATACTGCTGACTGAGCCAGCTGTTGTTTGGTAACCCATATTATATCTCCTTAGATAAGACCATTAGTGTTAAAGTTAACTTGTACATTACCACCAGAAGCTCTACGCCATTTTTCTTCTTTGTTCATTGATGTTAATGTTTCAAAGAATTTCTTTTCGTATCGTTGTTCCATAGCCTGATCAAACATGTATGCTCCAAGGTTATATAAACCTCCAAACAATACTAGTCTTTCATTGCTATCTCTTAACCAATTAGTTACTTCTTTACCAATATACATCTTAGTAGTAACTGTTGGGTTATACACAAATGCATCACCATAGTTAGCAAAACATTTAGTAATACCACCTGCAGTTGAGAAGTATAAGTTAGTTCCACCTACAGTAACTAAAGACACATATGGTTGATTAGCATCTGCTAAACCAATTAGATAGTTAACGGGAGTAACATTATATAACGCATCTAATGCAGGTAATCTACGATAGTAATGAATCTCTACTTCAGCACCTACAGCTAATTGAGGGTGAATAAAGATTTTATTATCCTGCCACATCCAATTGTATACTGAATATTTCTCTGAATACAAATCAAAGAATGTTCTGCTATCAGTTACTTCATTAAATACTTTACTCACATTAGATGGAAAAGCAGAATATGAAGTACCAATGTTTTCTTGGGCTAATGTTCTTACATAAATAAATTGAGTTAAGTCTTCAGGAATAACAAATGAAGTGTAAGCATTACCAAAAGGTAATCCTAAACTATTCTCTCCTGAATTATCTCCTGCTTCAACTGTATATACTACAGTGGCTTCTAATGGAGGTATTCTTAATTGTCTATAACATTCATCAGCAGAGTAAGAAAGGCAATCCTGGATGACGCTGTCGGGAATAGTTGCTACTTCAGGTTTATTACTCCAGTCTCTTATCTTACCGACTAAACTGTCGAATCTAGGTGTTGCCATGTGTTTTTCCTTATAATGCTTTTACATTACTTGTTTTAAGTAACGGATAGTCTGATTCAATAACTTGTTTTAATTTCCTTAGATTAGCTGGATCCTGCATAAAGTCAGGAGCATGAACATCTAATCCGTGTTTAGTTAACATATCAATAGCTACAATATCAGGGATGATAGCAAATGATCTGTATGTACGACCGTTTCTAGAAATACTATCTAACTCTCTTTGTTGAGCAGCATAGTCTTTGTAGCCCTGAACATCTTGTTCTAATTGAAAATTCTTTTCGTCTGTTTTAACAACAAAGCTTTTTGCATTATTGTCTTGTGATAAAAACCCCATGTGTCCTCTTTATTAATTCTTTAACGCTACTGAAAAAGCACCGTCAATAGTAAAACAACCATACTCATATAGAATACCACCAGCGGCATATGCGCTTACTGATGTTACTACTAATGCGCCAGCTGTACCATTAGCACCATCATAATATTTAACTTGACTAATACGACCACGAGTTACGTTAGGTGCTCTATAGTTTGAGCCAGCATCTACGCCATCTGCAGTAGTTGCAATATTAGCTACATAATTATCAGGAATGTATTGACGAGTACCGTCTGTTGCTGTAATTCTTAGAAATTCCATTTGTGTTCCTTATAATAAAAAAGGAGGAAGATTTCTCTCCCTCCTTGTTTAGGTTACTTGACGATTAAGCGCCAGATAAACCAAAGATCATACCGCAACCCTTAGGATTACGGCACTCTAGTGTACCTTCTTCAACGATTTGACCGATGATAGAGTCACCTAATTGACCTAAGTCAACTTCTTGTAGAGGACGTAAAGAAGCGTAGCTGAACCACATTGGATCATATAAGAATGCAGTGAAGTTAGCAGTGTTATCTAAACCAGAAACAGAAGTATTAGAAATACCCATTACGTAGTTAGGAACAACCATGATGTCACCGAAGTCAGACATGTAGATTTCTACAGATTGACGTAGTTTACCATCTTGATCGATGTTACGGCGAACGTTACCGTCACCAGCATTGCTTGAGCTAGAACCAGCAGACTGTGCCTTAGCAGAGAATACACGGCGGTTAGCGGGAGACAACATTAGCTTAGTAGCCTTACCACCGTTTTCGTAGATGCCTTGCATAACAGTGTCAACGTGTGACAAAGATAAGCTGTTCTTATCAGCAGAAGTAACAGTAGTGAAAGTACCAGCAATACCACCGCCTGGATTAGTAGGAGCAGTGTACTCAGCTGTAGTAGTCAACACGTTAAGTGCTGTAGCAGGAGTAGTTGTAGCTGCTGTGTAGTTAACCCATGCTTGGTAACCACCGAAAGTACGTGTACCAGAACCGTTAGAAGATTTCCAGCTGTTAGTTAAGTCGAACTCAACGTCACGGCGTAGTTCAGTACCACGCTTTTTAAGTTGGTATGCGTATTCGTCAGCAACACCAGCTTGGTCAACAGCACGCTTAGTACCAGTAACGGTAACGGTCTTGCTGTTAATCTGGGTGTAGTTACCTAGACGAGTACGGAAAGGTTCTGCAGCTTGTGCAGAGTTTTGTGTAGAATAAGATACGCCTTCAGCTACGGGTGTAGATGCAGGAGCGGCTAATTCGTCAGTTTGCCATTCGTGGAAAACTGCAGTAGCTTTTGTCTTACCAATAGAAGACATGAAAGGAGTCTCATCACGAGAGATCATAGAAATGAAATTCGCTAAGTCTTCACGTTCACCTGCGTTGACTGCGTTACCTGTAGCTGCAGAGCTACGTGCGGCGGCTTTAGGACCGCCAGTTGCAAAGTTATTACCTGCCATTTTATTTTTTCCTTAATAGTGAGAAATTTAAATCAAAGTTTTTTGCTCACAGAAGAAATACGTTTTAGAAAATCTAATTCGTCTTGTTTAGATCCTTGACCAGAAAGAACTTTAGAACGGTTAGTGCTAACATTCTGCTGCTCCTTCTGGGAGATCGAATTTCCCTTTTTAGAGGGTATCGATTTTACAGATGGTGCTGCTTTACGTTTCACTTCGCCTGTTTCCTTAGCTGTTTTTAGTTTACGATAATCATTAATAAATTTAACAATAATAGGGTCATACACTTGATTTAACAATTCTTCGGGTAAGCCTTCTTTAAGGGCAAATTCACGAATACTTGTAGCAACCTTTTCAGAATAGTCAGGAATAAAACTAGTAATATTCTCTTCGTAATTCTTTAATTGTTGTTGTTGATATTCAACTTGTTGAGCCTGTAATTGTCCTACAATAGCTGTTGTCTTGGCTTCACGATTAGATCGTGCATTCCAATACTTTTCTTGCACTGTTTCTAATTGATCTTTTAATTCACGAGCAGTATAGGTATCCCCATCTTCTCGTGCTTTATCAATTTCAGCTTTAACCTTATGATACTCTTTGGCAAGATTAGTTTCAACAGCAGTTAGTTCTTCATTAATTATCGTACCTAATTGTACAATCTCTTGTAACTTTTCGGTTCTTTCTAGTTCGACCTGTTTCTTCAGTTCGCCTAGTTCACGCCCCTTTTGAGATAGATGTTTATCAGTAGAATAACCCTTACGGATTTCTTCTAGGGTAACGTACTCTGTTTTACCGTCAACGGTTACAGGTACTTTATATTCCCAATCAATATCTTCTTCAGAAGGTAGTTCAGAGTTTTGGGTAGACGCATCATCCTCATCTTTACTTTCTTCTTCAGAATCTTTTGATTCTTCATTGTCATCTAGGTCAGTTTCAGATTCCGCATCAGTCTCTTCTTGGGCTTCTTCTGCCGATGCTTCATCTGGATTTGGGACGCTTAAGTCTTCTTCTGGTAGAGATTCTTCTTTTAATCCAAGCAGTTTTGCTGCTGGTGAATTACGAAGAATGTCATCAAGACTCTTTGCTTCCAAATCTGCACTATAACTTCCGTCATCAAAGTCCTTGCTACTTATTTCTGAAGCAGGGGTGTTGGTAGAGAGATGTTGTAGATTCATAAATTATTTACCTTTGTGTCCAATTAAACTGCAACAGCAGTCTTCTTAGCAGCCTTAGCTGCCGCCATCTTTTTGACAAATTCTTTGCCAGCTTCTTCAGTAGTTACTTTGGGTTGATCATCCATACGATCAACAACATCAATAGCACCTTGAAGACTTACTAAGATGGGTGCATAGCGTTGGGCTAAACCCGTACCGCCATTTTCTCCTGCTCGTGAGAGTTCACGTAGAATTTCTTCTCTTGAACGAATTAATACATCTTTAACATTTGAATAATTACTCATTTTCATTTTCCCCTTCTTGGGATTCCTGTTTTTGTTTATGTAAGAATTGCATATTAGCACCGAATCGTTCGATACCTACAAGCTTTTCTTTCACGGAGCCTAATGCCATAGCTGTATGGTATAGATACTCTCGTTCCTTAGCACAATGAGGTTCAGTCTTTAGCCATGTAACAAAAAGATCAGATAAGATCTCTCCGTATGCTTCACCAAAGAATTGCTCTCGTTCACGAGTAGCGAACTCAGCCTTTCCGAGAGCTACTTGTGCATCCCGGAAAGGTTCTACTTTATATTCGCCTGTCTCATGGTTCATTTTGGGCTTCACTCTCTTCTCGAAGCTACCTTTATATTTATCCATAAGCTTTCTTTATTTATTGTTGTAGCATTTCTGCTGCTGGGCCTTGTACCTCAGGTACTTGAACACCATTATTTAATTTAGCTGCATTAACATTGATATCAGTATCAATAAATTGTTTAGCCATCTCTAATAGTTTAGTAATATCTGGTTGCTGTGGAGGTGTAACACCTTCTTTAGCCGCCATAATATATAACTTACCCCATTCTTGATATGATTTATCTAAAGCAACCATAAGTTGTTTTGTATTGTCTTGAAGTGCGTTACGAGCCTGTACATTAGTCAAGTCAATAGTAGCTTGTCTTTGAGCTAAGTCTAACATCTTAACTTGTTCTTCTAATTGCTTAAGCTTTTCACCAGCTTCTTGTTCATTCTTTCTTGACTGAATCGCCTGATCTTTAAACTCAGGTGAAGTGTAGTCAACAAGGAAATCTAAAGGATCCATGTCTAAAGCTTCTAATGTTTTACAAGCAATACGTACAGCTGCCTCAGGATTAATAGCGGCTCCAGCACCAGCCTGCATTAATGCGGGTAATAACTGTTGACCAACTAGTGTCATCTTCTTGACAATATTACTATTACCATTTTCACCTACATCTGCATCAATATACATGAGCATATGGTTAGGTAATGTAGATGGATCTACAGACTTAAAGATATCATTCTGATCAGTGTACTTAACTACTTTACCACGTAACTTAGTACGCATAGTACGGTATACACCATCACAAAGACGCTTAAATCCTGTCTCAGCAAACCTACGTGCCATAAACTGGATACGTACTTGTGCGGCAGACATAGCCTTTTGCATCTTTTCTTCACTGTTACCTGATACATATAGCGTATCATTTAAACCTTGAGCAGCTTTACCCATACCTGTAGCTTGTTCTTTATGAACCTGTAACATCTCAAGGATAGGAACAGTTCCTGCACTTATAGCGTCAGGAGTCATAGAGGATACAGCTGTTTGTGGGTTACCATTAGTAGCAATAATCTGTTTAGGCTTCATATTTTGAAGAGCACTAAAGTCTACTACATTAGGGTCAGCTAATTTAGGTGCATAGTTAGTTAAATATACATTTTCTACGAATCCACGCATAATAGCGGTAGTAGCTAGTGTAGCTGGGCGAACCATATCTGCAACACTCATACCAAAGAATTCGTGAGGTACTTCAAAAGGACAAAGAGTTGCTAATGGAATCATCTCACAATCTTCTTCAAGAAGAATTGTTGATCCCGCAATGATGAAATGCTTTAATTCAGCAATACCATCACCATCTCTGTCTACTCTTAACCAACATTCGATAACAGTTAGTTGTCTGTTAGCTTCAGAAGGGAATAGTTCCCTTGAATTTCCCCCTAGCCAGTACTCTTCACCGACTAAACGCTTACGAGCTGCCTGCTCTTCGGTGTACTTGGTGGCCCAATCATATGACCCATCACCAATTGCGTCCCAATCAATGTTCTCTGCTATATCAGGGAAAAACTTTCTGACTTCTGATCGAGTCATATCAATTTGGATACCTACGAAAGCAGCATCATCTAAAGAATGTGCATCTCGTGTAATCCTAAAACATTCTGGATGTACGTTTTTAATAAGAACTCGTGTCTTATTTGTTTTACGCTTTAAACGAACATCTTTATATACCATTTGGTACTCAGAGTTACCATCAGCATTAGTGTTTAGTTCTTGTTCGTAATTTAAATTACCAATAATCTCTACATCAGCATCAGATAAAATTAAATCTAAATTTTCTTGAGAGATTGATTCGTATTCTTCAAAAGAATAATCAAAATCTTCAATGAACTCCCAACGAACTATGCTATTCTTCCATAAAAGAGCAGATTTAACCCATGTATTTAGGATTTCCCAACCAGGATTCTGCTTAAAAATAGCATAATTAGTGAGGTCTGAAGCTACTTTTGCATGATGGTAGTCTGTAGGTGTAGAACCAGCAGGTAAAAACCTAGCTAGCTTGTTATTGTTAAACATTAACTCAGCAATAATAGCTGTGTATCCTTCGATAGCTTCTACAGTATCTGAAGAAACAATCTGAGACACACCTTGAGGAGTCAAATGATATTGAGGCATCATACCATATTCGTATGTAGCCTTCTGTCTTTCACGAGCTAAGTCAGAACTGTTTAAGAAGTCACCAACAGAGTTCATTACACCCTGTTCGATCATAGCTAATAGTTCATTGTCACCTACTGGTTCTTTATATCTATCAGTAATTCTGATAGGAGTATTTGTATTATCTGCCATTGTTAACCTTTCTCGGTTACATTCATTCAGTCAAGGTCAACAATGACCTATTAATTATATTACGGTAACAGGCTCGATCCAGTTTTCACCGTCCCAAGACCAGCCAATACCAATATGGTCAGCGGCAGGAATGCAGACAACGCCTTCTGGCGGTTGCCATCTATTCAAGTCACCATCCCACAAACTGACGTTTTCAACAACTCCGTCACGAATCATTGCATATCGAATTACCATGAAATCACCACTACCTTTCCTGCTGCTCCTGTACCACCTTGACCACCAGTGCCAGTTCCACCGCCACCGCCTCCACCACCTCCGCTGGGGAATCCACCGTCACCGCCTTTTGAGCCAGTTCCAGCATTATTAGCCGCACCACCTGCGCCTCCTGCGCCAGCTTTGGTTGAATCACCTGCCGCACCATTGGCTGATGCTGTTCCTGTATTGATTGCTGCTGATGCCGCACCACCACCACCTGTGGTTGTCGCACCGCCTGTTGAGCCACCTGCGCCGCCTAATTGTGAAGTGCCGGGGGTTGCCGCATCAATACCGCCACCGCCACCACCTCCTGATGAGGAGAAATATGATGAGCCGCCTGCTCCTCCCGCTACGGATGACATTGATCCACCGCCACCGCCACCGCCACCTAAATATGATGAACCAGCGGCGGTAGTTGTAGTTGTACCAGTTGATCCACCTGCGCCTCTATAGTCAGGAGTGGAGGCTGGTGATACTCCTCCACTACTTGTTACTGTGGCACAGGCTCCGCCAGCTGCGCCTGATTGGGTTGTTGACGATGATCCTGCGGCAGTACCGCCTCCACCGCCACCCCCACCACCTGCGTTAGCCGCATTTGCTCCACCGCCTCCACCGCCATACCCAATAAGAAAAGCGCCAAAAGATGAATTAAAACCAACTGCTCCAGCAGTACCTGCGGCAGTTGTACCGCCAGCACCGCCAATTCTAGAAGCGGCAACAGTAACACCAACAAAAGGCGTGATTTCAGCAGTGAGGAATTGCATTTGCGCATGTAACCCACCACCACCACCGCCGCCGCCACCTCTTGCAGTTCCAGCAGGCTGACCCGTTCCACCACCACCAGAACCGCCACCACCATAGCAACCAACAAGCGTGTATGTGGCTCCTGAAGGTTGAGTCCAAATACCATTGGCAGTAAATACTTGAATATCAGTTACAGCAGTTGGGGCAATTAAAATATTACCGTTGGAATTAATAATTGACCAACCTCTTGTGTCAGTAAACTGTAATGTGCAGTTGGGTGCAAGCGCCATTGAAGACACATAGTTGTATGTTGTGCCGTTGTCATCCAAGCGCACAGTCACGCTTACAAAATCTGTGTCTCTGTTGGCAATGGTTATGAGGTTGACTTTTCTTTGCGTAGACGATGCTGGCGCAGAAAGAATGTCTACAGCAGTTGTGCTGTTTGTTGTTGAAAGCTGAATAGCTGGGGTTGTTGTTGTTGAAGTAAATTCAACGTAGTCAACAATAACAGGTAGTTGATTAGCAGAAACTGCTGAACCAAGCAAAATTTGAAGTTTTTGATTTGTTGTATTAAGTATCATATTTTTACCAGCAATAAACTACTACACGACCAGCCGCACCATTGCCGCCGTTGCCGCCTGTTGTTGTTCCGCCTCCACCGCCGCCTCCACCACTAGCTGGAAACCCACCAGCGCCACCAGCGCCACCATTACCGTTTGAATTACCTGAACCACCGCCTCCACCACCTTTACCACAAGCGATAGATGAGCCTGTTGCGCCATCAGCTCCTGCGCTTCCCGGAGAAGAGCTACCTACTCCTGCTGCCCCTCCTGCTCCACCTCCACCACTATCAGTTGCAGAGCCGCCAGTAGAACCACCAGCTTGACCATTTCCGTTAATAGCACCTCCTCCACCGCCGCCTCCAGCGCCTGAATAATATGAGCTACCGCCTGAACTAAAGCTACCAGTTGATTGACCAGATCCCCCTCCACCTCCACCTAAATAGCTACTAAGCCCAACACCTGCGTCGCCATTTTTCCCTGAAGCGCCAATATTTGTAGCGTAACTAGTTAAAAATGCACTTGCTAAAAATGCAGAACCGCCAAGAGCGCCTGTTGAAGTAGTTGCCGAAGCTCCCGCAGAAGTACCACCTCCACCACCTCCAGAACCACCACCAGCCGAACCAGTGCCACCAGCTCCGCCACCACCAGCATATCCATAAAGCAGTGTGCCAAATGATGAATTATTGCCTGCCGAGCCAACGTTACCATCAGCAAGAGTTCCACCAGTTCCGCCAGCAGAAGTGCCGCCAACAGTTACGGAAACACTAGAAGGTAAGTCAGATATTTCAAAAATAGAAGTCAATCTGTTTCCGCCGCCTCCAGCGCCTCCGCCTCCTCGGACAAAACTTGTTGCTGAACCTCTACCACCGCCACCACTACCACCACCGCCAGTTGCTTCAACATAAGCCAAACTGCAATTAGCAGGTTTATTCCATGTATCGTTGGCTGTGTAAATTCTTACATCAGAAAATGCAGAACCTTGTGCAGACAGAATCTGACCAGAAGCATTGATTACAAACCAACCTCTTGTATCTGTGAATTGAAGCGTTGAACCAACAGCAATAACCATTGATTGAGCAACAGCATAAATTACAGAATTGTCATTAATTTGAATAGTTACTGTTATTGGTGCTGTATCTTTGTTGGCAACCGTGATGCCATTGATTTTGTACTGTGTGCTTGCTGATGGGGCAGAAAGAATTGTGACCGCAGTCGTTGAATTTGTATTGCTCAGTTGAACAGACGGTGTAGTTGCGCTTGAAGTGAAAGCAATATAGTCAACCGTTACAGGAGACTGGTTAGTTGCTACTGCCGAGCCAAGTACGATTTCAAGTGTTTGTGTTGTACTGTTTAATATCATTACCAGCCCCAAACTCTAACTCGACCTGCCGCACCTCTACCACCTGCGCCACCAGTTGTAGTTCCTGCGCCGCCACCTCCGCCACCGCCCGATGGAAATCCACCATCACCGCCTATACCACCTGTTCCTGTAGCATTAGAACCTCCACCTGAACCTCCACTGCCAGCCCAGCCAGCAGTTGCAAGACCTTGAACGCCTTGCCCGCCTCCAGCAATACCACCAACTGGGCCGTTACCAGATGAAATTGCGCCTAATGCACCATTAACGCCGCTTGCCCCGCCAGCGGATTGAGCATTAGCAGTGGTCACTCCGCCTCCTCCTGCTCCGCCTCCGCCACTAAACCATGACCCATGTGAAGAACTACCAACACCTCCTGTACCGCTTGCAGATGCACCTGCTGTACCGCCTAAAAATGAGGGAGTACTAGTGCCCGCGCCTCGACTATCAGCAGAAGCTGTTGCTGCCGCAGATGCAGCAAAAGCAGATCCTCCCGCAACTGTTGCGTTGCTTGTAGCGGAAGAGCCTACAGATGTTCCGCCACCGCCACCTCCTCCTGCGCCGCCAGTTGCGCTGTTACCTCTTGCGCCGCCGCCGCCAGCATATGAAATAAGGAGAGAGCCAAAAGATGAATTGTTACCTACAGTACCACTAGTACCTGCGGCACTAACACCCCCAGCAGCAGAGGCTGTTTGTGCGCCAACAGTTACGGTAACCGTAGATGGCAAATCTTTTGCAAGGAACAACTGACGTTTTCTTATACCGCCACCACCTCCTCCGCCACCTTGACGAACTGCGCCACCAGCGCCACCTTGAGCGCCGCCACCACCTCCGCCGCCAGCAGAGACTTCTACAAGGAAGAATTTGCAATTGCCCGGCTTATACCAAGTACCGTTATTGTTGAAATCTTGCACCCAACCACTGCGTAATTCAGCAATACCGCCTGATGTGCCAATCAAACCCCAGCCGTTTTGGTCAGTGTATTGAAGTGTTTGACCAACTGGAACAACAATAGATTTAACAACTTCATAAACAGTAGATGATTGATTAAATTGTACAGTTACTAAAATACTAGCTGTATCAGTATTGTCAATTGTGATATTGTTAACTTTACGTTGATATCCAGCCGATGGCGCAGATAAAATAGTAACAGCTGTTGTTGAATTAGTTGTTGT